CCGTCTCCTCGGTCAACAATCTCAAATGATTGTTTGAAGCGAATACATAGGCGCTCCCATATAGCGAAGAAAAGTGAAATCTTCTCCAGAAGCACTTTCTACCAGAATTCTGTTCTCAGTACTACTAGAATCATTCAATTCAATCCTCGCCACATGGCGTTTGCACCACGTATCGATCATATCATTAGTTGAGTTGCCTGTCCCTACCAAATCATCGGTCATGGAAAAGACAAAGAGATTGTTAGTATAGAATGGTATCTCATACTCCACACCACCATTGGTATGAGGAATAAAAGACACCGAACCTTTTTGGTAACATTTGGCCAGGCCATTCTCCCAGGTCATTGTCTCATCAAGAGACGTGCCAATAGGGGCCAAACTAATTGTTACCTTATCCGTATCACCATTGTCACTTTGGTTGCTCCTATAGTGCAACCGTTTGCGAACGCCGCCCCTCACGCCAAGAAAAGCATAGGGCAAGTACTCCGCAATAGTACCTGGCTCACTCGTCGAAAAGCCATAGGCTGGTCTTTGCATTGGTATGTTCCTAATATAACACTGTAGAATATCGCTAGTAGCTGTACCAGCGCCCACAGTTTCAGAGGTAACGGTAACATACCGTTTCAACAGCGATCGAAAACTCACCGGTTCTTCTCCAAAATGGAAAAGACTAATATGTGAGTCATCTGCCGTCGATTTGTTCAGGGAAACACACGCTGTTTTCACATCATTCAACTCGCGATCCACCATCTTCGACTGCGTAACGATACGCCTCTTCGGCATATCCTCTCCACTAACCTGGTTGACCCGCAAATCTTCACAGGAAACATAGATGTTAACATAAACATCATCGTTTCCCGGGGATGTTAAATCCGTGAAAGGAACAATTCCTATATAACCATTGACGTATTCGAAAGAGCGTTGTGTAGGACTAAACGACCCGCCGTAATTGAAAATAGACAATCCGTTGGGCAACGTTTTCATCCAAGCTCTTGGAGCCGCCCATTCAACACAAAATTCGACGCTTTGCGTTTGTTGTATATCTATTATTTGAAAGTAATTTTTATTAAGCGACAAATTATTATTGATGATACCAGCCTGGCCTATATTTGGCTCATAGAAAAAAGCTAACTTCCCTCTATGGTAAGCCGAACAAGAAATCTCAACCCTGAATTTGATAACACCTCTCCAGTATCTGAAGGGGTGGGCAGCAAAAGACATGGCCGTAGGCTGATGGTAATACTCCCCCAAACTATCAGTGTAGTATGAATCCAATTGCGGGTGGACCCTGCACAAAAATAAAGGGTTAACCATCAGATCATCGGTGTTGGACCAGGTAAACTGGGTGAGATACGACTCAACCCCTGCTATCTTGCAAATAGTTAGCTCATCTTCATCAATACCCACGATGCGGGGATCAATAGTAATCTCTTGCTTAGGGTCTAAAACTACACGTTTGGATGTCTCAGAGCCAATCAATTGTGCTCCATTACAAAAAGGACGATTCTTGACAAATACGGGGTCACTAACCATAACTGGCCTCGACCAACCAAATATAGATGCAAAACCGGCTATCCCTTTAAATACATAAGTACTAGCTTTTGCAAAAGGTTCAATGAAGGGTACTTTCTGCAACGCAGTGCTTATTTCTGCGGCAGAGGTTGCCACACGTTCAACTGGTCCAGATTCTCGTTCGTCCTTAACAACCTCAGATTCTGTAGTGATTGCGACTTGTGTTGCCGTCGACGTACCTAACTGTACATCCTCCATCCACGCATAAATCTGGATTGATATATCAGAATCTGTGGGCGCAGCTGTGCTCACAGGATTAATTGAAAACAAGTATAAACGGCCCGCTTCTGCTAAGTCCTCATAAGAGGTGACATCAGAGATTGCGGTAGTGCCTGAATTATACAACCTGTGCATGGGTTTAGTACTGATGAACGGACACATTATGTCTAGAGGTCTATTGGCTTTGATGTCAATGACGCTAGCCCCATAAGCTTGAGACAGGTAATTCAAATATAAATCTCTACTTAGCACAGGGAATGCCGCCAATTGATCATCATGTGCTTCAAGATTCACATTACGTGCTGCGTATGGTTGGTACGATGCCAGTATCTTACCGTAATGAAACGGCGTCCCTGTGACATTTACTCTGACACATAGGTTTCCATGCAAATAGGCATAATTACGTAACTTGGACCTAACTACAGGATTCAAAGTGTATAGATCCCACACCTCATAACTATTGCTAATCGATGCACCTACAGCGACGTTAAAATCAGCTATCTCAATAGGACGAGCAAAAAACTCCTGTATGTCCAAAATATTTTCTTGGCCTTGATTAAAGTAATGGGACGTACCCACAACTACTCTATCTGTTATTGCTCCACTCATGTCCATAAGATTCTCTTTCTCTTCAAACATATGGGTTGCGTCGCCTTGCCTCTGTTCGGTCACCATCTCGGATTGAGCTTCGATCCGTCCATTATAACGACACGCATTTCTACGTTCCAACGTTTTCCTCGTCGCCAAACAATCTTCTCTAACAGTGAAGAGACGCAGAAAGGTCTTAAAAAGAGGAGTCACGGGCTCACCCGTTGGACGTCGCTTAAATCTAATGACATCCTCTTCAGTATAAGGAGCATTAAGTAACTTAATGCGTCTATCCAAATCAACAATTCGACCGCTGAGGTCTGATATCATTTCCTCAATATCAGAAGTGTAAGTAATTTTGTAGAGGACTTCACTTTCCTCTTTATTTTCCATATTTTCAGCATGCCATTGAGTAATCCTAACTTCCGCGACACAACGAAAGCCGGTTCTTAGGTCTACGGTTTGTCTATTATATAAAGGGGCACGTACCGTGGAAAAGAGGCTAAATAACCCTCCCCTGTCGTAATCCAAAGCAACCGAGTCATCACGCCCTAACAGCTCTGACTCAGTAGTAACCAGTGGACCACCATTCTTCAATCTTCCTTCTATCAGCTCCAAGGTAGGAACAAGTTGATCAACGTATTCTCTCTCAAAGGCACAACCCTTCGTGATCATAGTGATCATATCAGTCCTCATAACATGGTAATGACTTTCGTCACGCGCATGAAAATATAGTTCCCACATCATGGACACCGCTGTTTGCACCACTTGCTGGTCAACCGTCAATACGTTAGAAGGAAGTACCCACTCCAGTGATTTATAAATGGATGACAGCGCTAACCTCCCAATGTAAATCCCATTCCGGAGCACAAAGTTTCGTTTCAGAAAACTCATTGTGTGAATGGTCACAAATTTCTCCATATTCTCATCCTTGGAAGCGCTAGTAAAGTCCATCCCAAACAAGTCCTTAACTTGCCGCTGGTACGTAATATTATTGTACCGTTCCTTAACTTCTTCTTTAACTGCAGCAACCATATCATCTCCGTAGGTGCGCGGTAGCACATAATCAAAGAAATAATATTCAGGACCCATTGAATGATACCACACGTACATCAATAACAACAACCCTCGGATACCATTATTTTCAGCAGTACCATCTCTGCCAGAAGGCTGGACTCCAGGTCTGCGAAAGACATCGCGTAGCAATTCTATTAGTGGGAAAAGATGATCACTAAGAACACCATCCAGCATAATTAAGGCTTCCTCAGAATATCCCATCTTTTTAAGAACCTCATAGCAGACGGTATCTGCAGCTTGGCCTAATTGAACCGGCATAGACACATCATAACCTCCATAATCTCCCTCCATGATATAAGGCGAAAAATCTTCCAGCTCGCGTACAAAGCGGTCGCTATCAGCGTGCATATTTATGCCAACACACGTGCAAAACAATTCACCATACTCCACTTCCAAAGTATGAAAAGGTGATAGAAACATTTTACTACATATCAAAGTAGGTAAATCAGTCTGGTAAAAAAGGCGAGTTTTGCCTGCACGGCATTTCTCCAAAAGACGTGGCTCATCCTTCAAACTAGCTGAAAAAATTGAGCCTTCGCTTGCATCATCTTTGTAAGATTGCAATTTAGCTAAGACTGCTTTTTTCAGCTCAGGCGTTGCCTCGCGACACACATAGTCATCTTTCTCATCTACGATAGGTAAGTGGTCTCCCTTCTTTCCGGAAAAACCCCATCCTGCTCCCGCGGAAGCGTTTAACCTATTAGAGAAAGCATCATCTGGTATTCCATTAATTGCCTCTTCCATCGTCAAAGGGGACAAGCTCATGATCCCTCGCTCATGCAATCCGTTAACCAAGTGATCAACAAGTATCTCAACAACGTATTGAAGCATAAGGGGATCAACTTCCTTGAATTCTCTATCCATCTTGCGAAGGTTTACATTGTAAGGAGAGACATATTCACCATTCCTAAAAGAAGGTTTCATCGTAGGCACACCGTAAAACTCATCTCGCTTGTAATCCAAATGTGTGTCAAAAAACTTGTCCAGGTCCTTAACTATAGGGGTCTTGGTAAGCCTAGATTTCTGATTAATCAAAATTGGACCATCAAGCTTTCCATAATAAGTGAGAGATGGTAAGTGTTCATACATAAAAGGCGACTTAGGATGTGGCATTCCAACATTCATGGATAAAGACTCGGAAGTGGGTAATCTCAAAAACTGGTTGTTCTTGAAGAAATCCACAGCTTCCTGCAATAAACGTCTGTCCAACCGCTCACTAAAAGCAGCATCAGATCCAATTTGTCCCGCAACGTGGAAAGAGATGATAGCCCAACCATTGGCAACTTGTGCCAAGACTGGGTATCCACAATCCCCACTACTATGGGAGTCATCTTTCAAACAAACGACGTTAGAAATACTCAGATACCTATTGAAAGGTCTATCAAAGACTTCGATATCTATATGCTTTCGACCGGACGTCTCGCGATCTTTGAAAAAAGCTCGAAAACCTTCCGGTAGTTCTCCCTCTAGGACGTGTTTCAACACATTCTTAAAACGCAGCCCTATAACGGTAAAAACAAAAAAATCGTCAGAGATAATCTTGCAACTGGAAAAGCTAACACGACGCACACTCTGTCCAATAGGCCCTAAATCATCGAATAAATATTCAAAGTCCTGCCCGCCTTTCACAACGTGAAGATTCATGAGGGCCAAATTATTTGCCAAGCCAAAAATACGGGTGCGCAGTTCCACACCATCAACACGAACTAATACACCCCTCACGTTATTAGATAACGATCGCATGAGTGAGGATGGACTGTCCTTGTGCAACACTGAAGTGTTACCAGAAAAAAGGGTATTCCAAGTCTCATGGTTTTTATTCTTAACCCGTGGGCGCTTTATATCACATCCCACGTTCTTCTCTATATCGTGTATCGGCGCATTGAAAATCGAAGCTTCATAAAACTTTGAAAGTTTTGATTCAGAATTAGTGGCTTTTGAGCGCAATATACGTCTGACGACCCATAGTGTCGCCGGTATGAGAGTAATTGCCGCACATTTATAAACACTCCAATCGGGTCTTACAAAAGGATTATAAGGTATTCCCAATAGAGTGGCTCTAAAACGTCTAAATGCCGATTGCAGCGCAACCCTTGCTCTGCGTCGCCGATAACTAATCTCTTTCCAAAAGAGATACTTACATAGCTTGTATGGATCTAGACAGAAAACCAGGATGAACAAAAGGATAAGCAAATATTTGCCTCTCATATAAGTGAATAAAACACACCATACTGCTAGCCAAATCCGAAATTTAGACAAACTAACAATTCCAGAGGAATCAATCCACTCAATAATAGTGGCAAAGAACACAAGCGCCAATTGAAAAAAAACAGATATATTGACTGCACAATAACGCAAATAATCCGAGCGGTCAAACCGCGCTCTAGGATCTAATGCGAGTGCTTCGGTAACTAGAGGAATAATCTGCGACTCCTTGCATTCATATTTCTCATCACAAGATGTAGTATCCTCATCCTCACTGGAATAGAAAAGAGCGCGTTTACCAATATCGACGAGCTCGCAACCAGAGTCATAATCTGAGGATGAATCATCCAATTTTCCCTCACAGTCAGAAAAGTCATGGTGTGAAGCATCATCCAGCGTATCGCCATCCGATGCAGCAAAGAGCGCATCAACCCAATCAAGATTCCGTAACTCTTCTTCTATTTCTGAGTTTTCTTCAACGTACCTGGTAAATTCTCTATACATAAACTTGGCAAAGTCCTCAATGGAGTTAAGCCTATTAACGTTCATCTTCCGTCTATAATCTTTACCAGTACGGGTGAAAATGGTGAAATTATACCTATCCAACAGATTACCTCCTGCTAACCTTGATTTCACAGGACAAATCTGATAGGAATCCTCCTTCCGAAACTCTTCTTTAACCTCTATCTCAACGAAGAGGAAACGTCTCATCATAGCAGAAGGAGCATGCATACAGACTGTCGAATTGATAAAAGTGTTGTTCGTATCTACTAATACTAACTCAGGAATAAGGTAAGTGTTTCCCTTATCACTCAACTCGGCCATATTAGCCAGCATAGGTTGTGAATCGCACACAGAATTTAACTCCCAGAGAATTGGGGAACCTTGTTTGGCCGCAATATCCTGGTGCTCATTACCTAGTTCTGAATAGTGGATTATAGGGTGTGAATAAGGATCATAGCCATCCCAGTATTCAGACGACTGAATGCGAGGAAACGTACACGAATCAGACTTACTATAGCCTCTGGCTAGGCAAAAAATTCGTTTAAGAGTATCCAAAATGGCTGACTTGCCAACACCGGGCTTACCGTAAAGCATTATAGCTTGAGGTGTAGCACGGAATTTAGAATGTATGCGGGCCTTGATCTTAAGGAACACATTCTCAAGATCCCCTATAAGGATCTGTGTACGCTTGTATTCCCGAGATTTGAAAGTCATATCCTTGTACAATGACTTCAAAACATCAATTAATTGTTCCACTTCAGCGAGATATTCGCGTGGATTATGCTTACCTTTAACAGGTAAACCAAAGTAGAGACGATTACGTCGCAACAACAATTCTTCACCCCTATTAAGGGCAACATGCAACGGATCATCTGACATAATTATGTCCACGATGGATTCTCCCGATAGAACGGATTCGGCATATTTAGAAATAGTGGCTAAAGCAGTAATAAGGCTCTCAACAAACTCAAGCCCTGTTAGTCTCTTTGTGGAGCCTAAAACTCTCTTGAACATTCGAAACTTAGATTTGGGTAAAAAATCAAGAGACAAAATGCCCAGTACAAGTTCTTTGATACATTTGTACAACCCACTATCCAAAGAGCGAGTCATCACATTCGCGAAAGTAGCGATCTGATCAGAAAAAGACTCTGAAGTTATCACGCAATAAGAAGCGAAGTACTCAATGCAAGAGCGTGACAAACTCATTATACGAAGGAAGTACTTATCATACCTTGACCCCAGTAAACAGATTGCATACTGATTGAGAGCAGCTACTCTGTCAGGGTTGTTTCTGCTACGGATTATTTGATATAAAAAGGTCGCAGTAGCAGAAACGGTTGAGAACATCATGTTACCGTCGGGCAGCATTTCAAAAACTGCCATGAAGGGCTCTAAATATTCAGATACGGTAAAAGAATCCATAAAAGATTCTGTGTGTATATTTCCTCTTTTTCTAATAACCGGATTATCAGACAATATTTTACCATGATAATCAATAAAAGAGGCCGTTAATTCTGGATACATAGAAGCTACACGAGATCGGGACCGTTTGATTCGCGATTTGGCGCGAATTTTCTGTTCTTTCTTCTTAGCGGATCTCTTCTTTTCTCTTTTCTTTTTGGTGATGGACTCATGTAATAGTCCTTCACGATACAACTCTTCTGAGATTTCTTTCTTCGAG